AGTTTGCACCAGAATGCCAGCTAAAGGCTGAAAAGGGTAAATGCTTTTTGCATTTGTTACATGTCTTACCGTCACCTTCAACAAGATCATAATCCTCTAGATCAAAAAGAAACTGCTGGATCATGCCGTATACCTTCCTGTGCGATAATCTAACTCACATGTAACTACACCATGCCAACCGGACAGCTTGTTCTTAACCACATTGATGTGACGCTGTAGGTCTTCAATGTTAGGGTCATCCTCTTGGGTCATTGGGTTCTTAGCGATGAGAAGCATAAGGTCTGCCTCTGCTGCCTTGCCTGTACGTGACCCTTCCATCATAGATTGATTGAGAAGAACCTTCCCCTCTGCCTCTGCACTTAGCTGAGACATATAGAATACAGCACATTCATACTGCTTTGCAATCATACGAGCATGTATAGCATTCGCTTTCAAAGCCTCGTCAGGACGGGCAAAGCCACCAGACCTAGCAAACTTATCTCCCATGTCTAGTAGGATCACATCAGGCTTATACGTCTTGCAGACCGACTCTACCCACGACATGTCACGACCTGTAGCATCTTTAATCTTAATGCGTTCCTTGATAGGTGAATACAAATCCCTAGCACGGGATGGGTTTTGTTTTACCTGCTGCATTGTCATACCAGTTGCTGCTGTCAGATATCGTGCGCCGACACGGTGACTACCTTCTTCATTGCACAGGATTATACAGTTAGCACCCTGTGCAGCAAGACCGTTGGGACTAGCAATCAAGCTAGCATGAAACGATGTCTTGCCCGTGTTAGGCCGTGCGCCAATCTCAATAAGATGACCTGCATTGATACCATCAACCTGCCGACCAAGTGTTGGTATGTTGAATGTCCAACGTGCTTCAAGATCATTCTTAGCAAGCAGCGTGTCAATGTCGATGTCATCCCACTCTACATTGAGATCAGGCAAGAAGTCATCATTGTACTGCTCAAGTATCATGCGTAGCTTCTCAAGGCTGGCTTGATCACCATTCACATAGTCAAAGCCTAACTCAGCAATGTCTGTGCCTACCACCTGTTGAAACAGTTTAGACAACACTTCCTGTGCCACGTCTGAACCCATGGGTGTTTCTTTCCTGATCTGCTTGAACAGCAACTCAAAGGATTGCTTGTTAGCAGTGGTCATAGACGGGTTGTTTGACAGGAACAGTGCTTCTGTTTCTTCCGGCGTTACACTCCGGTTGTATCGCTCCATTGCGATGTCAATGGTCTTCTTGATCTTACGTGCATCTGCACCAAAAAGACGGTCAGGGCATTTGGCTCCACGATGATTGTCGTAAAACTCTTTGTCCATCAAACTTCTGATGATTGATAATTCCATTGGTTTTCTCCTTTATACTAGCGGAAAGCAAGCAGCTTATCCACGTCTTGTCGGGTTCGGTATTTGATGTCGTCATGTAAACGAAGCACTTTCACATCGTTTACGTATCCTCTTAACTCTTTAGCAAACTGTAGCGTCTTTGGCAATGCGTCGGGGTCTAGTGCCATAATGGCTGTTGAGAACTGCGTTAGATACCCTTTATGCGCTTCAGATAACGATGTACCTAGAAGAGCAACCCCGACAAAGGAACCGTAACCACCAACAACGGCTGCGCTAACACAGTCCTCAACAACAACAGCGACATTACCACTACCAGAAACATATGGCAAGCTATTATTTCCATATCTTTTCCATTTAGGTAGCTTCTTGCCCATTGCACGACCTGCTGCATCCACAATCTTGTTGTCATGTACGATAGGAAAAACAACTCTGTGATCCTTTACATCGTACAAAAGACCAAGTTCTTCTGCATTCAAGCCATACAATTCTGATGCCCACTCTGCTACATCTGAATCACGAGATACCACATACTCTGGTAGTACAAATGGTTCAGTTACAGAGTTAGGTTTATTCATGTTACGAAGATCATTCAATGTAAGTTTCACACGTGCTGTTCCACCTACACTGCAAGATGCCTTGTAACAATTCCACAAAAGAGAACCCATATTATTTGTGGCAGTAAACGTCTTGTACGATCTACATACAGGACAATTAAGCCTACGAGTTTCCCCTGCAGGAATATCCAAGTCTTCTACAAACATTTTTATATCCATTGTATATATTCCTATTATATATGTTTATATATAGTCCGTTGGGCAATCACGATGTCTTAATATCACGATTTTGACGACTCGTCAATGCTAAATCTGCACTAGCAAAAGTGTTTTTCATGTAAGGCTTTACACTTTGTGGATTAGCATGTCCTGTAACCGACATAATATTGCCCATAGATACACCGGCCTCAACCATCTCAGTTGTACCAGTACGCCGAAGGTCAGACAACCTCAACTCATCAGGTAATCCAGCATCCCGCATGATACGACGTGCAACTTTAGGTAGCCGGTTAACTGTATAAGGTTTGTAAACACCTCGTATTGGTTCTGTCATAGGTGCTACGTAAGGTTGAAAACCAAAGTCGCTCTCTTGTTCTATTAACATCTCTGTTAATTGTTGCGATATTGGCAAAAATACCTCTGCCTTACGTTTCGATTGCTTGATATACACACGTGACCCAGACAAATCCAATGCATCCCAAGTCAGTAGCCGCATGTCACCCAATCTCTGGCACCATTCATATGCCATCTGTGCGATTAAACCCACGTTACGGGTGCTAAAATCGCCGTAGGCCGAGTCTAAGAAGTCCTGTACCTGTTGCCTACTCCACACAGTTCTACGGACGCTCACAGGGCGTTTTTTGACAGCCAAAAATGGATTCACCAAAGTCATCTCCATGTGTAGACCGTGATTAAATAGAATGCGAGAAGTAGACAGCACATGATTAGCTAAGTGAATGCCTCTGTCGCACCACTGATTGTAGGCCAGCTTGGCCATTCGGGATGACACTTTGTCACATTGCCTATCCCGAATAGCTTTGCTTTCCACTACAGTGTCCAGCATAATTTTTAGATGATATTGATACTGTTTCTTAGTTTCATCCCGTAAGTTATTGAACTCATAGGAATTGTAGTAATCATCTACCACACTCTGTAGTGAGTATTTCATTATGCTGCCACCAGTTGACGAAACTGTGGTGCGCTAGTCCACTTTGCTACTTCTTGCTCACGCTTCCACATGTTTTCTGCTTGGGTATCGTTGCCTGTATTCTTCAACGCAAACCCATTGCCTATGTCAGCGTGACTAGAGTAGTTAGTGAAGGCAGAATATAATGCCCATACATTTTGGCCACGGGTAGCAGCCTCGTGATTATACAAGCTGAACATCTTTTCAGACATTTGTTTTGACATTATGTGTCCCAGCATTTCTTTGACATCCATAGTATACAGATGCTTCTCAGCCCAACTCTGATACTTGTCAGCCGATTCATTGAAGTCTGACATGGTGTTCTTCAATTCTTTGATGAAGTTTTCGATGTCAAAGTTAGATGTATTCTTCCGCTTAACCTGATCAAAGTCTCCAGTGATCATCCCGTTTGTGCAGAAGAAATCAATAGAACCGAAGTATACTTGATTGGAACAGCTACCATCAATGCCATGTAAGGCAATCAATCGCGGTGCAATCGTTGTTGTGTGCTTGTCTGATTGAATCTTACGCAGCACGTTAGGCATTACCATGTCCATCATAATCCACGCATTGTTACGTGCAGCCCTGAAGTTGATGTTCATGCTATCACAGAACTCCTCTCCAAGATGCTCTGACACAGCGTTATGCGCACGGGTAAAGAATGTACCGTGATCGACACAATTAAACTTTGTACCGACAATACCAAGGTAATCACCCGTGTTTCCATTGATAACATACTTAGATTTGTTGTACTTCGTTGGCTCAAACTTAACGGGAAAGTTGATGTGTTCTGGGATGAGTTCTTCTGCTGTAAAATCTAGTGGCATATTTTTTCTCCTCATAGTGTCGCAACTTGCGACGGTTAAAGCCCCGAAGGGCAAGTGATACTCTGTTATATAGATAACAAGAGCGTAAGTCAAGCGTTAATCCCACCTGTAGAACATGTGGTCACCTATCTGTACGACAGGCACTTTGCTTTCTGCCCATTCGGGCAGGACGTAGGTTGCATGGTAGTGTGTGGCACCCTCAACGAAGTCATCAAGGTTGCCTGTGTACACACCCTGTGCAATCAACGTAGCTTGCTGCCACGCTGTCTGGTCAGGTGTCTTGTCTGACTTACCGTCGCAGTACCAGCTAAACTGACAGCGATGGCGTACAGGAAAGTCCGGCTTCCATGAATATGTTGGCCCCTGTTTGACGACATCACATACAGTGTCAGGATACCTATCGTCATATACTCTGTTCATTACCACTTGGGCTACCGCAACCTGCCCTATAAAGGGCTGGTCACGGGCCTCATGGTAGATGTTCAATGCAAGGCAAACAATTGCTGCTTCAAACATTAAGTAATTCCCTCCAAGTTAAACTGACGCTGAAACCTGTTCATAGTATCTTCCAAGTCTTGAAGTTCAAGCACGGATAGACAACGAATGCCTCCCATGTCATTGTACAAGGCAGTTAAAAGAACACTACTAAGTTCTTTGTGCATTTTTACAAGGACATCACGTTGTTCTTCGGTAAGTTGCCTTATCCGATCCTCACGATCTTGTTCTTCCTCTTTACGAACTCTATCCCAATACGCAATTCTTTCTTTCTGTGTCATGTTTTCTATGCTTTTCTCTGTCATATCATCTTCTCCTTTTAATCACAAGAGGTGTGTCGGGATATCACAGCCACCCAACATTGCTGGTCTTCGTCGTAGTACGCTGGTGTCTCCAGCCTAGTGCCATACCCGAATGGGTGATAGCCACGAAAGTAATCCTCCACCTTCCGTTCAAGGATGGTGCGGTCTTCGTGTTTGATGTTCACTATTATAGTCTTCATGCTGCACACTCCTTCATCCAATCTGGCATCTCACGACCCTTGTTATACCTAGCAAACCGCATCTTGTCAACCTTGTAAAACGCACGGTATGCAACGATAGGCCAATCCTCGTCTGTCTTGCAGTCATCGTGTCCGCTGAAGCATTGCGGGTGAGGTGTTACGTCACCGTCAGGTAGCAGATGCCGCCCCTCGTACAATGCAATGCTATGCTTGCCAGCACCATGCCACTTGCCGTATCTGTGGTGATACTCACACAGCATGGATGTGTACAGGCTGTAAGCCCAGCGGTAATTGGCACGGTTCTCCATTGCCCACAATGTACAGGGATGCTTCTGATGTACAGGCTTGTACAGCCCACGTTCTTCTGCATACTCCGGTGCATGATGCCACAGTGTAGTACATAACATCTGCGCTTCTTCCAATGGCATCTTGACAACGTGCTGGTCACACAATGACTTGGCGATGTCCGCTGGCGTGTCTTCAATCAAAAACCTATTCATGTTTCATCTCCTGTATTACTACATCTTCTGCGTTTGAAATTGCACCAGCTATACGAAACCAGCTATCATCAAGTTCAGAACTGCTGTTCATACAAATGTCGTATAACTTCGTTAGTTCTTCTAAAACCTCTGCCTTTGTCAGAATCTCATTATCAGTCATGCTCACCTCCATTGATATTCGTAGCTGTAGTTGTATTCAGCATCCAGTAAATGCCACGCCTGTTCATAAGCATAATCCCAATTAGTACACTCACCTGTTGCAATGTCTTCATCGGCAATACATTTTGCCCAATGGTCAAAGCTAGGCTCATGGTCTAGTTGTAGTTCTTCTTCATTCATGCTCACCTCCATCACGCAACTCCTCCACAAACTCTAGTGCCTGTTCTAGTTCATCCATATTTCCATTGATTGCTTCTTGTATGGCAAAGCTAACCCAATCCAGCTTTTCTTGTTCACTCATGCTCACCTCCATTGCCTCTACCTAAACCACCGAAATACTGCGGCTTACGTCTGGCTGTTTCAAACACACCTGCCGTGATGAACACGCCAGCAATCAACAGGGCATGGGCAATGGCACTGATGCCAAACACCACGACACTACCCACAGACATGCTGAAGATGATACACCACATCCATGCCAGCACCTGCATCACCATGTGCCGTGTGTTGTTGTCAGGTATGTGGGACAGCGGGTTGTATCGACTGTCCATGATTAGTTTCCAAATGTTATTCACTGTATCTCTCCTCTCTTGCGTTGCGTTGCTGTGTGTTTAGTGTGGCAAGGGAAACATACCACACGGCACTTGTCAATCTCTGCTTGTATAACCTTCCATGAACGTCCCGCCATGTCACACACGTTGTATAACTTATCGTCTGGATTCAGGTGATCAAACTGCAACAGATAGGCAAATGCTTTCTGATACTTTTTGTGTATGTTTCTTTTTTGCATACCGCACACTTCACAGCCGCGATCTACTTTTATTTGAGTAATACGTTTACGGTTCAGGTTATGCCTCTTAGTACGTGCCTTATCTTTTGCCACTTCCTGTTTGGCATAGGTCTTGGGGTGACGATAGTCCAGTATCTTCTCCCCATTCCACCTACGTATGCCCCAAAGTTTGTAGCCATCCTCGCGCACATGGCCACGAAAGATTGTTACGTTGTAGTCTGCTGCTGTGTATTCCATTGTTCCCTCCTCAGTGTCGCAAGTTGCGACGGTTAAGCACTCCGTAAACGTGACCGGCCAGCACCACTCGCAAAGGTTGCGTTCTGGCGGTACTGCTTATCACGACGCTGTGCAGCACGTGTAATCTTCCACGGCTGGCGACGACGCTTAATCGGTTGCTTTCGTGCTAGACGTTTCACCTGATTCATGTTTCCGTGCATTGTCATTCTCCTTGTTTCTGTTGTAGGAACCTTTGCCCTTCTTTGGCTGCTCCACATGTGTAGACGTGCGCCTACGATTGTGTGCCATAGACTTTGCTATAGGATTAACTCTCTTTATCACGTTGCCTCTCCTTCAACTCATCCTCAATCCACCAGATGATTTCCTTGTCATCATCTGTGCCGATACACTGGAACTGTTTTATAGTGTCCAAATCTTCAAGTGTCAAGTCAAACTCGTCAATGATGTCATCAGCCATCTGCCATGCGGCCTCACGTTTGAAATCTGACCATGCCTCTATTGCCATTGCGGCATTTGTAATATCAGTCATCTGTCAATACCTTTCCCTGCGCATGTGCAGCTTGGTGGTAGTATCGCGGTGCTTCTGTGCCATTAAAGAAAGCCTTGACATCGACACGGTTGACAGTCTCCCACAGGAACTCCTGATAGTCCTCACTCAAATCAGACAGCTTGGCTTCCCATTCTGCCTGTGTCTCAACGTCTGTTGGTATCTCTTTGAGGCCAACACTGTTGACAGCAAAGGTAGCCATGATGAATGCCATTGCATCGGCTGGTCGGTCAACGCCAGACACAAGGTATGTGTCACCGCCTTTGAATTTCCAGTATGCGTTGCCATTCTCAAACTTGCCGTCATCATCATGTGCGCCATAGTTTTCCAAAGTCTGCATGTGTACTGCGTAAGTCATTTACATCTCCTCTGTCGCAACTTGCGACGGTTAACCG